TTTCTATGCTGACAATGTTGTCTACTATCAGAGCGTAGCAAACAACGGCTATAGCGGCGATCTTGAACTCGCACTCATTCCCGACGACTTCCGTACTGAGATTCTCGGCGAGACTCTCGATACAAAAGGGTTCTACGTTGAGAGAAGCGACGACGTACAGACAGAGTTCGCTCTTCTGTTTCAGTTCGAAGGCGACGAGAACGCTACTCGGCATTGCTTCTATCGTTGCACGGCTACACGCGCTGAAGTATCCGGTCAGACGAAAGAAGACTCTATCACTCCGCAGACCGAAACAATTTCTATTACTGCTCTCGCACGGATTAACGACGGCGTAGTAAAAGCGCGTTGTCCGTATAACGACGAAGCGCAGAGCGCGTATCAGACTTGGTTCTCTGCGGTACAGGAACCGACGGCGTAACTTATGCTGAAAACGATCGAAGTAGACGGTAGACCGGTAGAGTTTAAGGCGACTGCTTCGACGGCGAGAAGATACAGACAGCAGTTTAACCGTGACTTTCTTTTAGATATTCAGAACTTATCTAAAGACATGAGTAACGGTGAGACGCTGTCTGCGTCTGCTCTCGAAACGTTCGAAAATATCGCTTATACAATGGCAAAGCAGGCAGACGAGACAATACCGAACACCGCTGAAGAATGGCTCGACTCGTTCGATATGTTTTCAATTTACGAGATTCTGCCGCAGATTATCGAGTTATGGGGCATCTCCGCGCAGACGCTCGAAACAGGTAAAAAAAAATAGCGCGGTCTAGTCGGCGAATGACTACCGCGCTTTTTTTGTTAAGGTGTACCGAAATTGGTCTTTCTATGAAAGACCTAGACGACCTCGACTTCGGTATGGTCGTCGATATGTTTACCGAGCGTGGTAACGACTCGGTAGAGTATCCAAACATAGCAACGCAAGAAGATATGGATAGATTCTAACAAGAAAGGAGCCGCGCGTATGGCAGGTAATAAGATAAGAGGTATCACGATTGAAATCGCCGGTGATACGTCGAAGTTATCGGAGTCACTGCGAAAAGTCGACGACTCTTTGAAAAGCACTCAGAAGCAACTCTCAGACGTTAACCGGCTTCTTAAACTTGACCCGAAAAATACAGAACTCTTACGGCAGAAACAAGAGTTATTAAATAAGGCTATCGACGACTCGAAAAAGAAAGTCGACGACCTCAAAGCGGCTCAAGCGGCACTCGGCGACCGCACGGAAAATAACGCGACTCAGTACGACGCGATCGAGCGCGAGATTATCGCGTGTGAGCAGGCACAAACGAAGTGGAAAAACCAACTCGACGACATGGAGCCGAAAGCCGTTTCTATTAAGGAAAAGTTTGCCGAAATCGCGGATAAAACGGCGGCAGTCGGCGAAAAGTTTAAAACGGTCGGCGACGGTATAGCGAACGTCGGTAAATCTATGACGACGACGGTATCTGCGCCTATCGTCGGTTTTTTCACTTTAGCGTCAAAGGGCGCGTCCGATCTTGAAGAGAACTTGAACAAGGTCGACGTAGCATTCGGCGAAGATTCGCAAGCCGTTAAAGATTGGGCAGACAATGCGACGACGCAATTCGGATTATCTAAAAACTCCGCGTTAGAAATGACGTCATTATTCGGCGACATGGGTACCGCGATGGGGTTGACTACAGGCGACGCCGCGAGCATGTCTACAAATCTCGCCGGTCTCGCAGGTGACTTATCTTCGTTTAAGAACATCGACATAAATACGGCTATGAACGCGTTAAAAGGCGTGTTCACAGGAGAGACCGAATCACTGAAGGGTCTCGGAATCATAATGAACCAAACGAACTTGAAGCAGTTCGCAGAAGATTCCGGTCTCGTCTATGACAAACTCTCACAAACAGAACTCGTAACACTGCGGTATAACTACGTTCTCGAAAACACAAAAAATGCACAGGGCGACTACGCTAGAACTTCAGACGGAACGGCGAACTCTATCAGAACGTTACAGGCGACTGTATCAAATCTGACGGCAGAACTCGGCTCTGCGTTACTGCCAATCATTACGCCGATTATTCAGAAAATAACAGAAGTCGCGAAGAAATTCTCGGGATTAGACGAAGGAACGAAGAACACGATCGTAACGGTCGGTCTCGTAGTTGCGGCTATCGGTCCTTTATTGACAGTTATTGGCACAGTTATTTCAAGTCTCGGAACTATTATGACAATGTTACCGGCGCTTACAGGACCGGTCGGTCTCGTTGTAGTTGCGATCGGCGCCGCGATAGCGGCAGGCGTCGCACTGTATAAAAATTGGGATACGGTCTCGGAGACGTGTAAAACGTTACTAGACAATATCAAAAAGGCTTTTTCGAACATTCAGAAGAGTATCACTACTGCAGTACAGAACGCATTAAAAGCAGTACAGAACGCGTTTAACAATATCAAGACGGCTATCTCTAACGCAGTCAATAACGTATTAAGTACGGTTACTAATGTCTTCAATAGAGTGAAGTCGACTATTCAGAGCGTACTTAACGCGGCGGTCGGTGTTGTTTCGTCTGCAGTAAGTAGCATCAAAAGTCTGTTTAACTTCTCGCTGTCTCTGCCTGCGATCGGTACAAGCGTACTCGATACGGCTAGAAGCGCGGTTAGTGGCGCGGTAGATGCTATTAGAGGTTTCTTCAACTTCTCTTGGAGCCTGCCACATGTCGTTACGAGCGCGGTAGACGGTCTGTACGGAACCGTGAGCGGTATCGTAAGCCGTGTCAAAGGCTTGTTCAACTTCTCTTGGAGTCTGCCGACGCTAAAGGTACCGCACGTAACCGTAGACGGTGGCGCGGCGCCTTGGGGTATCGGTGGTAAAGGACGTCTGCCGAGTTTCGACGTACGTTGGTATAGGAAAGCGTACGATAACGCGGTACTCTTCAGAAATCCGACCATATTACCGACTCTCGGCGGTCTGAAAGGATTCGGAGACGGCGCAGGCTCTGAGATGGTTATCGGCACGAATAAGTTACTCGAAATGATGAACAGAGCAGGCACGACCGATATCGACATTAACGTATACGCCGCGCAAGGCATGAGCGAGACAGCGATCGCAGACGCAGTCGCAGTACGTCTCGACCGGTGGTTAGGAGAGCGTCTATGATTAGAAAATTTAAACTGATTAACGCAAACGGCGCAGAATTTAACCTCATGCGCCGTGATGCGTTTCTGTATCAGCCGGACGGACTCGGTATAGACCAAAGTAACGAGTATATGCGTATCGGTAATACGTACGAACTCATTCAGAGACTGTCTTCACAGAAGGCGGTCTCTTTTACGATGGTTTTCAAGTCTTACGCGATCTATCGAGAGTTTGCCGACTTCATTATCTATCAGCCGTTGAAACTCGCGTATATGCCTATGAACGAGTGGGTATATATCGACGGCGATATTACGAACATGGGAAAGTCTGAAATAGACTACCGTACGAACCGTCTCATATGCGAAACGACGTTTACCGCAACGTCTCTGTGGTACATTCCAAGACGAGCACAGAGAACAGCCGACGACGTACCCGACGCGAAGAAGTATACGTACTCGTATAACTACACGTACGCCGATGCGATTAACGGCTATATTAACGTCGTTAACAAATCCAACGAAGACGCGCAAGGCGTTATTACGATCTTCGGCGAAATATCAAACCCTTCTTGGTACGTATCAGTAAATAACAACGTTATCGAGTCGGGTACCGTTAACGCAGTGATACCGGCAGGTAATAAACTCGTTATCAATTCTAAAGACGGTCACCTAGAAGTAGCCGAGTACGTCGCAGATACGGACGTATTCGTACGCAATCTCTACCAAGCGACCGACTTCACGCGCGAAACGTTCGTGCATTTTCCGGCAGGTAATAGCGTTCTATTCGTGTCCGGTACAACTGACGACCCGATCGTCGCTTATGTACAGATAGACGAGGTACACGACACAGTATGAACCGGTACAGAATCGAACTTTTTAACCGCGCTGACATGTCTTTCGCAGGTATGGCAGAGTGCGAAGAGCCGGACATAAATATAGACTACCTCGTCTCGTCTCAGAGTACCGTAACGTGTCCGAACGAAGTCGTAGCGAATAACGGAGACTTTGCACAGATACGCATTAACGGAAAGATTTATTTTCAAGGTATCGTCGTAGACGCAAACTTCGACGGTATCCGAACTGAGATAACATTAAATCAGATGACAGAGGTACTTAATACCGAAGTGTTCGCAGACGTCGACCTTCTGAAGACGCAGAGTATAGAAGTATGGCTGTCTGATATTCTGAGTAGAACGTTTAATGGCACCGACGAAGCAGAACGCCTGCCGAACTTTTCTATCGTGCGTAACTCTTCGACAAGCGGAACGCATACGGCAAGTGACGACGGAGTCTATAACTTGTACGAGTTGGTCGTATCTTTTTTTAAGGTCTACGGCGTTATTCTTGACTTTGACTTCGACTACATGACGAGGTCTATAACATGCACAATGCATAGCGTAAGCACTATATCGTATAACTTCGATTTGAACGTTACAGACGTGCTCGAATATGAGATACAGTCTTCACTATCGAGTGACACGCCTAACAAGATGGTCGTACGCGAACAAGACAACGCCGCGAACTCTATAACGTACTATTGGCACCCGACCGAATTTTCGGGAACGATAGACACAGACGGCACGACCAACCGCGTAATACCTGTGAAAACGAGGTGTGTCGAAATCATTGTCGACGAGGGCGAGTCATTCGAAAGCGCCGCATATGCAAGCGCAGAAGGAACGCTCTACTCGTCTCGTTATGATGACCTTATAACGGTAACGATTAGAGCAGACTCGGCGCTCTTCTCAGATTGGAGCGTCGGACAGTTGTTCACTCTCCACGCGAACGGAAAAGTCTATAACACAATGCTAACCGGCATACACAAAGATTCCATGTCTAGTATCATGCTCACTTTCGGGTATGTCAGAAAGCGTCTTACGCAAATTTTAAAAATGAAAGGAAGGGTTTAGTTATGAGAGTAGTACGAGCGGCAGGTCAGAACGTTTCGCCGTCTGACGATGGTCGTCTTTACGATCAAATCTTTAGCGACGGACTCTTTAACGAGCCGACGTTTACAAACTTAGGCGGTAACAATGTACAGGTAGGCGCGATTTACGGTGATTTGTGCGGTCGTGACTTCACAGTCGAGCAGATGACTCTTACGGTAACTTTGCCCGAAGGCGAAGGCGAAACGACCGGCTATATTTACGTAGAAATCGACACGTCTAGCGAAGACGTTATCACACTTAATAGCGCTCTCGCACCGTTCACGCCTACGTACGAAGACATCAACACAAACGGCGCGGTCGCGCAGATGGTATTAGCAGAGTATACGGCGTCTGCCGTTGCGGTGACGTCTGTAACTCCGGTGTATCAGAAGTCGACTGCAGGCTCTATCGCGGCAGGTAGCGTCGCGACCGTTGAGAATGCACAGGCGGTTAACGCTCACGCGAAAGGCGACTACATTCTTCTTAATAGCAAATTGTATATCGTGACTGCGGCGGTCTCCGTCGGCGAGACTTTCGTCGAAGGTACGAACATTACCGCGACGTCTATCGGCGGCGAATTAAAAGCGTTAAATAAAGGATTAACCGAGATAGTAGAGGAAATGCTACCGCTGACATATAACGGGAAAGG